TCATAACTAAATTTTTCAAAATACTCTTTATATTTTGAAAAACTATCCTCAGGATAAGACGTAATAGAACACACTTTTACCATTATTAATATATATACTGACACCATATCTTTAAACCATTACATTATAGTATTTACTAAGACAATATTCTGATGTTGAATAGGACCCCTCTCATAATATCCTTGATATATTATGTAAAAATATTTTATCTACAACGTTTATGAAAAATATAATTTATTGTTTTTGGTGTGGGTCAAATCCTATGTCTAGACAACGTCATTTATGCTTAGAGCAATTGAAAAAAGTGACATTATGTGAAGTAGTATTAGTTACGCCACATTCTTTAGGTAAATATTTATTAGACGACCATCCATTATATCCCTCATTTTTTTATTTATCACAAACCCATAAGGCAGATTATTTAAGAACATATTTTATGAGATTTCATGGTGGTGGGTATACTGATATTAAGCAAACTACGGGTAGTTGATTACGCTCATTTCAACAAATAAATAACAGCGATAAATGGATAATTGGGTATAAAGAAGTACGGGGTGGTGTAGCGTATCTTCCGTTATCTAATAATTGGCATGAACTTCTTGGTAATTGTGCATATATATGTAAACCTAATACACCAGTTGTAGTTGAGTGGTATAATGAAATGATGAAATTAATGGACGAGAAATATAATGAATTACAAAAGTTTCCAGCAAAGTTTCCCCAAGATAGTAAAGAACTAAATAATGGTTATCCTATAGAATGGAATGAAATGCTTGGAAGAATATTTCACAGAGTTCTGTACAAATACAAAAATAAAAGTTTGAATACTCTTCCTATATGTAGTTTCAAATCATATAGATAATTATAGATAATAATATATAATGGATAAGATTAGTGTAGTGATTGCGACTTATAACAGATTCAAATATCTGATAAACACCATAAAATCGATTAATAACCAAACCTACAAAAACATAGAAATTATAGTTGTGAATGATAAATCAACAGATCCATCGTATTATAAATATGATTGGTCACAAACTAATGTCAAAATGATTCATCTACCAAAAAATACTAAGAATATATTTGGTCATGCATGTGCTGGCTTTGTTAGAAACAGAGGTATCCAAGAATCTTCGGGAAAGTATATTGCATTTTGCGACGATGACGATATATGGTTTCCTAAAAAGATAGAACTGCAACTCGAAGCAATCAAAAGAACAGGTTGTAAAATGTCTTCTACGAATGGCTGGATAGGAAAGGGCGTGTTTAATCCCGACAAAAAATACCCCCCATATCTAGGACATTATAATCACCCAAAAAAATCTACACAAGAGAAAGATACTAAGGTTACTAGTGAACAGAAAGATGTTATAATATACCAAAACGGGTTTCCAAGTATATGGAATTTAGAATTTTTGAAGCCAGTTAATCATGTTATTTGTTCTTCTGTTTTACTCGAGAAATCAATTTTAGATAAAATAAATAATATGAAACATGTAAAAAATGGCGTTGAGGATTATGATTGTTGGCTAAGAGCATTAGAACATACAAATAGCGTATTTGTGAATGATATGTGCTTTTATTATGACCTTAAACATGGCGACGGTAAGAATTATTAAACAATTTATTATAATATGTATTTTTCCTATATATTATATCAATAATCACACAGGATATTTGTATTACTGACAAATAAAATAAAACCCTAAATTCTTACCATATTTTCAAATGTCGGCTTTCAAATCGCCTAAATATTCATACCCCAGGATTTAAACGCAGTTGGGTGTTTTTTTCTTCCGAAAGTATTTTGCATTTTTCAAAATTGGACATAAAAAAAATGTCCAAAATCAGGAAACCCCGACAAAACCTCCGAAAAAAACTCAAAAAGTCACATCAGAGCATAATGCTCTAAATTTCGTTTTTCGTCGAAAATATTTGTTACGATAAAAAAAATAATTGTGAAAATTTGCATCGGGGGGATAATTATACCTCGAAAAAAAATGATGACAAATGATGACATAAAAAATGCCGAAAAAGACGAAAAAATGCCGAAAAAAATACGCATTTTAAGGGATGGGTTTAGTAAGAGGGTATTTTTACAAAAAAATAATTGTTACCATCTTTCCATAATGATGACAAATGATGACAAAATGATGACAAAAAATGCCGAAAAAATGCCTTATTGTAAATAGTAACAATAATTGTCTAGGACCCATTTTTCTCTTACTGACAATTTTTCGTCCTCTATAATTAACCAAAATTAGCAAATTTATGAAAATCGAAGAAAATCGACAAAAACTCAAAAACCCAAAATTTGAAAAAAAATGAAAAACAAAATTTCAAAAATTGGAAAATCTGAAAATGAAAAAATCGTTAATATCTCAAATTGAAAATCCGCAATATTATACTTTATAAAATAATAATGGCTAGCTACACCGTTTATATTTTGTGTGGATATACATAAATTCTTTATTTTTCGTAATAAAGTATTTAGGCATTTTCTATGTCATCATATATATAATGACAAATGATGACAATAAAAATTCCAAAAAATGCCTGGAATTCATATGTATAGCATGTGACTTTAAATGCAGTAAGAAAAGCAATTATACTAAACACTTATTGACACGTAAACACAAAATGATGACAAATGATGACATGAAAAATGCCAGATCAATCGCGTCAACTCCGCCCAAACCTACACACATATTGACACATGCACATACACCCGAAACTAAACGCACAACCATATCTACCTCTAGAGCTAAACCATATAGTTGTTCATGTGGTAAAAGCTACAAACATCGACAGGGTTTATCGGTTCATAAAAGAAAATGTGGTTATACCCCAGACGGTAATAATATAGCTAATATAAACACTAGTAGTATTGATGGTATATCAGGCGCATCTTCAGCCGAAGAGGTGTCATTATCTGATAATCAACTGATAACCCTAGTTTTAAATCAAAACCAAGAATTAATCAAACACAGTCAAGATATCAACAACAAAATGACCGAGTTTATGAAGAAGGATTGTACAAAAACTACTAATAATAATTATAACAAAACATTCAATCTGAATATTTTCTTACAAGATGATTGTAAAGATGCTATGAACATTATGGATTTTGTCAACTCATTAAAGCTACAAATGTCAGATTTAGAAAATGTGGGGAAACTAGGCTACATAAATGGTATATCAGATATAATTGTGAAGAACTTACAGGCATTAGATATTACCAAACGTCCGCTACACTGCAGCGATATCAAACGAGAGGTTATGTATGTCAAGGACGATAATCAGTGGGAACGCGAAGACAGAGAGAAGAAAAAACTACGAAGAGCAATAAAACACGTAGCACATAAGAACTCAAAAATATTGAATGAGTTTAAAGAAATGTATCCTGATTGTTTAAGTAACGAATCTAAAAAATCAGACCAATATGCCAAATTATTAGTTGAATCTATGGGCGGTTCAGAAATGGACAATACAATAAGTGAAAACAAAATTATAAAAAACATCGCAAAAGAGGTAATCATAGATAAGTAAAATATAAATATTACAGCATTATAATCTATAGCGTTATATCATTTCATTAGTGTCATCTTTGTCACTAACGAATTGCAATCTTATTTTTCGTTTGAATTTCGACTCGTTGTGGAATAAAAACAATCTCACGGTTTTTTGTTCGTACAATTGATATTCCTCTGATACAGATACATACGAAGACATTTTCAATTCAGGTAAATACACAGAATACCTGTACATATCTTTCGACTTTTTATCTACCTCAAAAATATATCCAACGTAACTTTTATTCAGTATTTCACTACTATTACTACATAATTCCAGCAAGTTCGTATCATTCTGAACCTTTCGTATTGATTTCATGCTTTTATTTATGTAATCTAAATCAGACACCCAATAAGTATAAAACGCAGATGCTTTCGCCGATAACATGTTTGGATTAATCATTTCCTGCATCTTTATCATGTTGAGTAAGTCAACCATCCTACGTATTGGACTCGTTATTTGTATATAAGCATCTAATCCTAGCATATCATGTCTAACTTCACTAACATCGCTGATAGCCATACCATTCACATATTTTCCTGTTGAATTGGATATGATTTGTATAAATTTGCTTACATCACTATTTATGTTTTCTGGAGGTTTTACATTTTGTTTATTTATATTATTTTTAAATATGCCCATTTTTTCACCAAGCATTTTCTGCGCGGTTTGATGATTCATCAACATCATTAAATAAGCCACCATATCATGGCTGTCATTTATACTATCCATATACTTATACTTACCTTTCTCTAATAAGTTCTTACAAATCTGGAGTGCTTCTTTGTAGTCGGTATTTTTTAATAATTTTTTGTCTTCATAATGGTAGTTTTTATAAACATTAATAAAAGCATTCTTGTATTTAATATCTACGATTGTATTCGTGTTAATATCGATGTATGTATCCATGCAAAACGATACCCGATTAGTATTCTCTAATAAACTAGCCAGATGGTCTGATAACATCGCTGGTAACATAGACCTTTTTTTATCGGGCAAATAAATCGTAGACACTCTTCTAGAGCATGAATCCCAAATATTCAACACATCAAGTAAAATACTAACGTTTGATATATAGATACTTAACAAAGCAACGTCTTTACTCACATAATTTATGCTGAACCCATCATCTAAATCACTACTATTTTCAGGGTCAATCGTGTACACTTTCCAATTTTTGTGATTGGTTCTATTTTCAATATTTGGATACTTTTTATCTATTAATTGCATGAAACCGTCTGCATTATTATCGGTTGAGGATATGTTTTTTATTGCACTTGCGACATCTTTATTCAACCTACTCATGGATATATTCAGTTCCTTACAATAGAGTTGGTACTCGTAAAAATGATGTAGATTGCTCACCTCACCAATCACACACGATAAAGTACCTATAGGATGTTTTGATGTCCATTCGTTGAACGAAATGGTGACATACAAGTTGTCAAATACCTTTGAAAACCCAACACTCTTTATGTCATAAGGTACTAAAAAAGATGGTAAACTGCTGTCGTATGGGTCACATCTATATAGCATTTTACCTTTTGCGTTACGTCCATATGTTTTGTTTCCTGCCAATATAAGCACGCATGGTAGCGACATAGAATGACGTACAGACGAACTAGATATCTTTACTTGTCCATCTACCAAGTAGAACGTATCATTATTGAATAACTTATCTAGAAAAGGGTTTACATTTAGTATTGACATATTTTGAGTATCAGTATTCAAAATATCCCATGAGGTATATTGATTATCATTTATTATTATTTTGTACATGGTATGATTATGTTTATGTATTATTATATAAGTATCTCTTTAATACTATGTAATAGTATAGTTTATTCGATATGTGACATATTTCTGTTTGAGATATACTTATGGATAGTAAAAACAAATAAGGAATAAGAAATACAACAACCTTAAAAAGAAAAACTGTATTATATTATCTATAATAAATATCATAGTAAATACCATCATGCACCTTTCTGTTCTACCTTCCGATGTAATAAGTTATATTACAAGATATTTACATAATTCTGAAATATATAAATTAATATCATTATTCGATTTTGGTGTTTGGGTACCAAAAGTATGCATATATGAAGACCTATTAACACATAAGTTGATTGGTACACAAAACGTACAAACTGTGCGTATGCATGGACTCCCCAATCTGGTCGACATTAGTGCGTTAATTAACGTCCCTAATGTAACCATAGTTAGTTGTAGTAAACTAGCGGATATTTCTCCCCTGCGAAAGTCCAAACGTGTTACCATTTATGAATGCAACGTTAGCGATATTAGTAGTTTGTCTAATGTGCCAACGCTGACTATAGGGAGTATTCCTATACGGGATGACGAAAAAGGTATATCATCCTTATTACACGTGGAAAGATTGTTCATAACAAAACTGCCTTTTGTAAATAGATGGTGCGTTATGCTATTCACAAATATTACTAGTTTGACGCTGAGAAGTGTATCTATATCAAATGTTTCGTGTTTGTCAAGTATTCCAAAGGTACATCTAATAGAATGCAACAAGGTTACGAATGTGGAACCATTACGGGGTGTAGCGCATGTAATACTTGAGATGTGCAGTAATATAACTGACTTGACACCACTAGTCGATGTTCCCAAATTGCAAATAATTAGTTGTGACAACGCGAACACAAATGATATAGCAAAAATATGCACCAATAATCCAGTTATTCGAATAGTCACTATGGGATATAAAGAAGGACGGCCGATGATTTTATCTATTACACACAAAGAGAAGTAGTCAAATGATAAAATTCCCAAATAATACCAACTGCAATTAGTTCAATCTATTTATTTTTTTATGATACGCTAATGTATGGTTCAAAATGAAACAGTAGAAAAAATAAATAGAGAATACCTAATAAATCACATGGATAATGTTGTAAGAAATAAGGGTATTATTATCAAAAAAAAGGATAAGAAATTTTACAGAAAGCGAATATTAGCATTAACAAAGAACATGTTGTCGAACGATGAAACAGATGTTCCTAGCGAAATTGAGCGTTATTTTAAAGAATACATAGGTAGTTGTGTTGATTACTTTAAAACTGTTGATAATAATGATTTAAGACAGGACGAATATAGATATATCGATGAAGATAAAGACGAAGATAAAGTTACAAATGGCGAACATTTAGAGATTGATGATTCGATGATTGATACAGATATTTGTGATATATCATCGAATAATGTAGACAGTTTATTAATTCGTAAAATTAATGTTGCTAATACGTTGGATAATTTTGTAATTAGGAATTCGTCAAAGAAGAAAATGATCATACCCAAAAAAAAGAATGTAAACTTGAGAGACCCTTCGTTAAAAACTAAAGGAACAGAAAAATGGGCGAAAAAAATAATATAAATAATATTTATGAGTATGACAATAAAAAAACAAAAAAAGAGTAGACATATCAAAAAAGAAACTTATAAACGAAATAAGTATAAACATAATAATAAGCATAGTAATAAGCATAGTAATAAGCATAGTAATAAGCATAGTAATAAGCATAGTAATAAGCGTATACACAAAAAAACTAAGACCATGAAAGGTGGGCTCGCTAAAGGTAAAGCAAAAGGTAGTTCTCAACACAAAAAACATGATACAAAGAACGTAAAAAATGTAAAAAACGTAACATTAAAAAAACTAAAATGTAGTCCCAAGGATAAGAATGAAGCTAACGATTACACGTGCTATACCGATGATACATTACATATGTTGCGTGACAAGTGGAATAAACATAACAAGGGAAGTCAGATACACACTAATAACACTCGTGAAATTCACAACCAACTCAAGAATCAGTTGTCTAACGATTGTGACAAGGAATCATGTTGGTTAAAACAAAAGGACAAATTAGGGGATGTGAAAGACGAGATTAATAATTCTTTTGCACCCGAGCAACCAAAAGTATGGAAGAAGAATCCTAATGAATGGTTATCGAGCGATGAGATTACTAATGTGATGAAACAGTATGAGAAAGCGTATAAATGTTTCAAATTTATAGGCCCGGCGCCTATTGATTTTGATAAACGAAAGTTGTATGGCGAATGTGTATGGGACGAATTATGTAACTTGGATTTGAAGGAAATGAAGAAACGGGGTAAGTTTAAAATAGGTATTATTTTTAATACCGATCCGCATGATAAGGGCGGTCAACACTGGATATCGATGTTTATCAATATCAAAACAGGATTAATATTTTTCTATGATAGCACAGGGGACCACGAGCAACCTGAGATAACTAAATTGGTTAAAAGGTTGATTAAACAGGGTATCGAGATGAATCCGCCAATACACTTTAAATATGATACAAACAACGGCATACAACATCAGAAAGGTAATACAGAGTGTGGCGTGTATTCTTTGTATTTTATTGTCCACATGTTACAAGACAAACTAAGTAAGAATTACATGAAAACACACAATTTAGATGATAAATATATTAGTAATTTCCGAAAAATATATTTTAACGATGAATTATAAAAATCAATAAATCAATAAATCGATAAATTTACTAAATCTATATAAATAAATAATGATATACTCATATATTGATAATATATGAATATTAACCCAAACGAATATTTTTTAGCGAATGACAATTTAGAAATGTTATGGGAATTGCTAACAGAAGAATCCAGTTTTAAAAACAAATCTCCAAATAATAGACAAAATATATACGATGTTTTTTGTAATAACTTGGTTAGTTTTAATGATGTTGAAAAACAGAAAGGTGTAAATCTAATGAATATGAATAAAAAATACGTAATGTCTATGATTAGCTATATTAATAAGATGGACACCGATGAATTACAAAAGAACACTTTAATTAACTCATATAATAAGTCAAGTTCAAATGTAGGCGGTAGTGATTGTAGTAGTGGTCAAGGTATACTAAAAAAAAACAGTCAGAAATATACACCAGTAACTGCTGAAGATATACAAAACAATCGAAAAATGCTATTTGAGGAAGAATTGGTAAAACACCAAAAGGATTTTGATGATGTGATAAAAAAACATGTTCCAGAAGAGCCAAATTTTAAAATTGATATGGATGATGGACCTATCAAAGAAATGGACAAAAAAATAAAAGAAATCACAGAGCAACGTAACTATGAATTGCAACAGATAAATAACAGTTATGGTAATAATAATGTACCTACCATTACATCCAACAATACCCACAACAACGCAAATAACAACAATACCACACCCATCCCCATCTCTAAACCCAACGACAGTAAGGTTTATATTCAAATAGACAACAAAGATATTATGATGGCGAATGAAGACATTAATATAATTAACTTAGACCAAATAGCAGTCAGCCCAGTAGGAAATACTAATAGCACAAACACGAATACAACCAATAATGATATGATTGGTTTATTTAATAAATTAAAAAAAGTAGATAACACACCTAGTAGTACGACTACACCTAAAACAGAAGAATGGAATAATATTAACGGTAAAATAGATACGATGAGAAATGATATTACTAGTATTAACGATAAGATTGAACTATTGTATAATATGATAACCAAAATCGTAAGTAAGGATACCGCTACATCGCCAGATACAGCTACATCTACAGATACATCCACAGCTACAGATATAGATAAAGATACATCGTCAGATACAGCTACAGATATAGATAAAGATATACCATAAAATAATCTAAATACTTTACAACAATTTTGTGATTTGTTTTCGAAATGTAAAATATCAAGTGTTATTACTAGAGAACGCAATTGTTTTAGGAATACATGTATACGTAACAAAATATCATATGAATCTCAAAGACATATGATAAAACAGAGAGAAAAAAATACAATACGCAAACGTGTTTGTCTGCGTAACGTAGAACAAACAAATCATACCATCAACACGAAATGTGAGAGTACTTATTATCATTTTTTATGTAAATTTTTTAGTAGTCCGATTGACGGATATGAATGTATTGAGTTGATAATTGGTTCTGTTCTCAACTAATCAACAATCTGCTTGAATACCTCCTGACCCTTATCATTTATTTCTAGTGTTCCTATTTGTAAAGGCATAATAGAACTATCTTTTGTTGCTTGTTCATAGCTATTTTTGTCATAAATGTAATACATCTTTGGATTAATTTTTCTCGACACATATTTTTTACCCATTATTGTTACTGATTTAGCTTTCCATTTCACCGCCGTTTTATTAATCATAACAGTAGTATCGCTCTGTTGCGCTGCATAGTCAGGTACATAAGAAAATTTATCGTTGCTTGGATTGGAGAAGTTAATACATTTTCCATTCGAGTAGATATAACAATCAAATGATGTTTCTTTGACTGCTTCAACCAACTGTGTATTCAAATTAGCTTTGATTTCGGATATTTCAAAAAGGTTTTGGTCACTAGTTATAGGAACCTTTGGCGTTTTTCTACTTAAATCTTTTTTCTTGAGTTCAATAGCTTCATCCGATTTTAACTGTTCATCTGTGAATGTCATCAAATAAATAAATACCTCGACCGTTTGTAACTCTTCAGGTAAACTATTGTGACTGCATATACGACGTGCACGCCCGACCACCTGCTCTGTCCTTACAGGGTGCCAGTATGGTTCCATTATATGAACATACCTAGTATTTCGCAAGTTGATACCTTCCGAGCCTGATGACGTAATCATAAGCACTTTAATTATTTCTCCCGTATTGTTGTTATTTGAAATGCTAGTCAAAACAGATGAAATAGTATCTGGAACCAAGTCCCATTCGCCGTTGTATATGTGTCTAATAATTTCCTTTTCTTCACTTGTTTCAGTACCAGTATATAGCGCATAAGTGGGTTTTCCAAGGTCAGTATCAGGTATATCTATTTTCCAAGCACCAGATTCATTCTTTTTGATTGTGAATCTTGCGAATCCGTTTTTCTCCAAAACTAATGAAAAAATACCAATACCCTCTAGAGTTCTAAACTGACTGTAAATCAGATGAAGACCTTTATGTTCATCATCTTGTATATTTTCTAACATATGTAAAAACTTGGGACTATATGTTTGTAATGCTTCTGGTGTCAAGAATTCGTCACTTTTCTCCTTTAGCTGTGCTAGTGTTTTATCTATTCTTTGCTTGTATGTTTCGCCACCAATTTTATCCAATACTTCATCACCTTCAATCTCGCCTTCTTCTTCTCCTGACACGTCTTGCTTAGCTTCTTCTTTTCGAGATTGAGTAATAAGTTGTTCAATACCCTTATTACTAACATTACCGATATTAGCAATAGCACCAAGATTATCTTTATCCCCATCACCTTCTGTTTGCTCAGGTGCGGTAAATTCTGCATCGTTAGGTAATGGGCGATTTGGCATTACATAGTTGCAAAACAACCGTGAGAAAATTTTGTATGTGGAATTGTGATCTTCTAAATCACTTCCAGGTTTGTTTTTCTTTGGTTTCTCTGATTTACGCTCTTTTATTCTGGCAGCTTCATATATTTTAAACTGATAATTACTCATAGGTACCCTCACAACGTGATAATCTACACCTAGCTCTTTGTTATACTTGGGCAGCAAGTTCTCCTGTGCACTTCTAAAATAGGACGATAACCCGATAATTCTTCGTTTAAGCGCATCTACGTTTTTTAGGTCTCCTGTGGAATCTTCAATAAATCGACTGTAGAAATGCTCTATTTTATCAGGCAACGCTTTCATATTGTATATTTTGATACCATTCGAAACAACCTGGATATCGTTTCGTTTCAAAATACTAATTATTTTGGTCTCAAACTCATCATCGCTTATAAAATCAGTTTCAAATGTGTTGTTCCCTTTTTCGTCCTTCTTATGAGTCGACACACCCTGATATTCGCCAGTTTTTTTGATTCTATTTTTAAAACCAAATGGGTTTCTAGTAATGGTCAATATTTTACTGGTCGGCGAATAATCCAAGTAGTCATGTGACTTTTCACCTAGCAACATTTTCTGTAATACTTCCTTGTTTATCTTATTGGTTGTCTTGATATTCAAAGGTATTTTCCATGTTTTGATGTATCCTCGTAATATGTTAAAAAGAATAGCGAATTCATTAGGGTAGTTAATAACTGGTGTACCACTCAGTAACACGATTTTAGCATTATTAGCACTCATTAAGTATTCGTATAATTTGGTAGCTAGATTAGTCGGTAGATGTTCCTTTTCGCCACGGTCATCTTCAGGTATATCCTTTTCTTTCTTTAGTTTGTTAACAATACGACTAATCAAGTTATGTGCTTCATCAATAATAACAACTGAATTGTCAAATAAGTTTTTTGTATATCCTGATGTGAGGTCGTTTAATTTCTTAGCTCTTAAACCATTATAATTAATAAATGTATACTTGGTACTTATCATTTCGTTTATTTGCTTATCGAGTGATATTTTCTCCTCATCTTTCAGCGAATCATAATTGGAAGGTTTAGACACGTTAATTAGCCATGCTCCTTTCTGCTTCTTAATATACTCTTGTGGTAAGTTCAGGATTGCAGATAGTGTTTTTATCATTTCTACGTCATTATTAGATTGTATCCATTCCCAGAATTGGTTCTTCTTGTAGTAAACATCGCCTGCTTTTTTCAATTCTTCTACATAGTTAGCTCTAAGCGACGCTGGTGTCATAACTATAATTTTCTTTACGTCTTTCATACCTTCTGCTATTGCGATAGAACTTAGTGTTTTACCACTACCCAACCCGTGAAACAATAATACTCCTCTATAAGGCGTATACAAATTGATATAATCTCTTACAATTTTCTGATGTGTTAACAAGTCAAATCCTTTGGAGCTTTTACCAATATTGTCGCACGTAATTTCTTGTTTGTTACTCATGATTTCTTCTCGGTAAGGTTCAAATATAGAGTTAATAAAGTTGACGAATTTTTCTCGGTTATTCATGTAATAACTAGAAACCTTGATATTAATCGGAGGCGATTTTTTTGGTATTCTTTGAACCACTGAAGTATCGCCAATAACACTTTTCATTTCGGGACCTATAATGGCGACACCTTTTTCAATCTTTTTGGTAATACGTGGTTTCTTTACAGGACGTATGACGATTTGTTCTTCGACCTCGGCTTCAGCGTCGATTACATCTTCATCTTTCTTTTCTTCTTCGTCAACCTCAGCGTCATCACCTTCCTCAGATTCTTCTTCAATAGTTAGCAATTTTCGTTTGCCGAGTTTTCTAGGTTTCTTGGTTGGTGATTCTACGGGTGTCATATCATCAACCGCATCAGCGTCAACCTGTACATCTACATCGGCATCCGCCTCTACACCATCTTTAGAAAGTAATTTACTACGAATAGAAGGTTTAATAGAAACAGATGATTTATTGTTTGTCATAAGTCGTTCTAATATAGATTTTCTGTCGAATGGTTTATGTGAAACATCCACAATCATAGGTGCTTGAATAGAAGTTTTATCACCGATATCTTGGACCTGTTCATCTTCCTGGTCCTGGTCATCACCTTCCGGTTCTTTACTCTCGTCGTCTTTAGTGGTCTCTTGTGCCTCAGAACCATCATCATTATCATTTACCACGGTGGTATCGCGTACTGTCGTTTTAGTATTTGATTTTTTCCGCTTTATAACAACAGCAACTGGTTCCCTTTCTTTGGGTACAGGTTTTAACATTAGTTGTTGTTTTAATTTCTCTAAATTACTCATATTGATATATAAAAGGCATATATAAAACTTTTCATATTTAGATTTATAAACTGTAGGCATATAGCTTATCTATCTTTATCTCACGTTATACCATTTGTTGTTTGATGTATGTTATCGCCTCGTTACAAGCTATTTGTTCGGCTTTTCTTTTTATTTTGTGTAGCCCTTCGCCCATAAAAACAAGTACCTTTTCATTATCATTCACATATTTGCTAATAGATTCTAATGACTTAAATTTAGTAATATTTATGGAATTGTCATGTTTCAAAGTGAATATTGGTTGTCCCAAACATAAATATACGCCCATTTTATATCCTTGGTCTGGGTCATGTTCCATTTCTAAATAGTGAGGTGTAACCTTGAATTCTTTTTGTATTATGACCTGTAATATGTTCTTATAATTATCATCATTTTCAATCAGATCTATCCAATCAATATGTTTTTCAAAAACGTTTTCAATAAATTTTTGCGCCATTTGAAACCCAGGTCCCGTAACAAATGTGTTTTGAAACCATCCAGCTTCGTCATTTACATGTACTTTATTAAAATCCAAAAAAAGTGCACCAATAAATGCCTCGAACAAGCATCCTAATTTTTTCAAGTTAGTCCTTATTTTTTTCTCTTCAGCGTGTTTCGATATTATTAACCATTTATGCAAACCCATTTCATATGCAATCCTTCCTATAGATTCATTCTTGACTATGGCTATTTTTTTCTCTGTCATAAACCCTTCATTTTCTTTAGGAAACCTACGATATAAATAATATTTAGTAATAGCTTCTAAAATTCCGTCACCTAAGAATTCCAATCTTTCGTTGGACTTACTACTAAGCGGGAGACAGTCAGATGGTCTTTCAGTTATAGTTATGTTATGCATTACATTTTCAAAATGAGGGCGTTTTGTGTAAGACCTATGTACGAATGCGCGCTGATACAGTTGAAGATTGGTAACAGTTGTTGGTATGTCGTATTTAGAAAGAATAGATTGAACTTCGCTCAATGTAATCTTTGTATTTAATGAATTATAAGGGCTAAATATCAAACAGTCATCTGTTTTAATAATGTCATCATCGTTGAGAATGTTTTTAGGTATCTTATCAGTATCCATAATAAATATAATATATGATATATCTTTATGCCGTTTCGCAATAGATATTATGACTAATTTAAGTATTCCAAAATAAGAAGTACCTACCAAAATATACATACCAAAATAATAAAATATATTTAGGGGTTTGGAACCTGGTATATTTTAATTGATATGTTAATAAAAAAATATTATTGTATAATATAAACATGGTCTACATGAGCGGAGGTAAAGCTGCACGCAATCAAGCGTCTATCGTTAATAACACCAATAATTGTGGTGGTCCCAAGAAAGCTGGTCTAGCACCAACTGTTGGATGGTTCATGCAACACAACCCAAGTTTACGTGGTAGTGTCTTGACTATGCCATTATATTGTGTTCCTAACAGAACAATCCAAACCCAAAAATATGGTTACCATGCAAGAATTAGTGGAAACATGGGTTAAGTACATTTCGGTTATTGTACGCTCATATTGCACGTATATTGCAGTCATATTGCACTTATATTGCACTCATATTACGTATGTAGTGTAGTATAAAATAATAATTTTCATATATAAATTATTTATTTATGAAAAAATGTATTAGATACATCATCCAAATATTATAATTATAAGTACTAGTATGATTATAAAAATAGACATGCGCGAGCGTGATTTGATTACTGTGATGAACGACTTGATAAAAAATATTCCAAAATACAACAATATCAAGACAGAAATAGTGAACTTGGAACTAGGAGATATAATTATATACGATGACACGTCGGATACTAATATTTCAATAATAGAAAGAAAGACGATAAAAGATTTGTTATCTAGCATAAAAGATGGGCGTTATGATGAACAAAGTTACCGTTTGAATGGTGAGACGCTACCAAACCATAATATAATTTATATGATAGAAGGTGATGTTATGAATACACGTGTTAAAAGTTCAAAGGGTGCGGGTAATAGTAATGGTAGTCAGAGGTTCATGATATTGTCGGCTATCTGTTCTTTGAATTATTACAAGGGGTTTTCGGTGATTAAAACACAGACTATAACGGAAACAGCGATGTATTTGTGTAATATGTACACGAAGATAGAAAAAGAAATGAAAATTAAGAAACCTTACTATATTACAAACGCGATAGATACAGATAAGTGTACAACTTTATCAGGCGGTGGTAATGCAAAATCTAAGACAGAAACCACAACAGAAACAAGTAATGATAATAATTCAAATGGTGAAACAAATAATGCTAATAATAGTGATAACGACAAAGATTACGTAAGGGTTATAAAGAAGAATAAAAAAGAAAACATTACGGTGGATAATATAAATGAGATTATGTTGTGTCAGATACCTGGTATAAGCGCAACAACTGCTATAGCCATAATGGCTGTACACAAAACGATTCATGAGCTGATCAAAAACCTAGAGGAAGACACAGAGTGCTTAAAAGAAATAAAAACAGAGGACAAAAACGGAAAAACTCGAAAACTGAATAGTACAGTTATAAATAATATAAAAAAATTTTTAATAAAACAAAGTGTTAATTTAACACAAATAACACAAATAACACAAAACACATAAATAATAATATTAATAATAATTATATGAATCAAAAAGATATAGCAGTTTTAGTATTTTTTATTGGATTATCGCTTATTGGTTATATATACATGGTAAATTACAATATTCGTGAGGGTCTTACCAGCAGGAAAGGTGGCTCTAAAGGTGGCAATAGTAGCAGTTCTAAGGATGATTCGGAGGATTGTGGTCTAGGTGGTAATGCCGCAGGTTATGCTTCCAAATTGAAATCAGCAAGTACTAAGATATCAGATTCATTAAATGTCTCTAAATACAGGAGTGATTACGAAAACTGTATCATGAACGCTGAAGATTTAGTAAACAATATGATGCTAAAGGCCGCTTTGTGTATAGACATCTCAAATGAGGATAATACTAAGGAAGCTATAGAGAAGATGGTTGCTTTAGGCCATGCTAAACAGGTATTGAACGACATCATGAAATTTGTGGATAGTCAGTAAATAATTCTATAAATTATTAGTGAAAATTGTGTAATACTCACTAATAGTTGTTAATTAACATCCATTTAATAATATACATTTATTTATCCGTAGCACAAGATAACTAACTTAAGTATCAACCTTTATTTTAACTTCATTACCGCTGTAGTAGCCCTTATTAACTAAACTTTGAGTGTACTTGGCACCACCCCAGTTAGGGTCCATAGCATCAGGACTAACAGGTAATGCTTCTTGTTTCATGTTCATGGCATCTAGTGGTGTTGTTTTACCTACATAATAAGAGGATTCGTCGTAACCAGGGTAAGAGTTTTTATTGAATGGTGCGTCATCTCTAGACGCGTCAACTAATAGAGAAGGGTCTGGATGGGCTAATGCACCTTCTAATCCTAAAGAACTTATCGTTATAGGGTCTCCTTCTGAACTTGCAATACTAGGAGGCATGCTATTGATAGGATTGAGACCTCCTTGTGGATTCGCAACACTAGGTCTTACGGTATAAACAGAGTTGCCCTGCGTATCATAAGAGTTTTGTAAATACAGGACAGGACAATGTATGTTTTGACTTCTTTGCCAATCTAAAAACTCTGTATAATCTTCTAAATTCTCAAATTCAACTGGATTGACACCTGGTATTTTAGCTAACTTGGTGTTATATAAATAAAACTTGGAATCCTTTTGCACGAGTATATTGGGACAATTTACGTTTTTACTGTTGTTTTGATTGTTCATACCGTTGATACCCATTCCTTCTTTACCGACATTTGCACATGCTGATGAATAATAATAGAGTCCAATCAAAAATATTACAATAAATATAAAAGTATTAGTTGTCATATATATATAACTGAAAGATTTATTTTCTATTTATTTATTATAATGAAAATATTACATATAAATAATGATAATGGAATAAAAGAACTAAATGGTGATATAAAAAAAGGTAAAACCGTATATTTATTAATTTACATGGAAGGATGTATGCCTTGTAATATGGTGCGTCCAGAATGGCAGAAACTCGAGAATGTCTTTGCTAAAAACGAAAATACCCTGCATAAAGATACTGTTATTGCAGACGTCGAGAGAGAAAATATGTCCAAATTAAAACTACAGCATATGCCCATGGGATTTCCGAGTATACACATGATTTCTGGTAAACACGAAGAGAATTATGCAAATGATAGAAGCGTTGGAGCGTTTGTAAGTTGGATAGACGAAACCGCCAAGAAACACTCACCACAAAAGAAAAATAAAAACAGCACTAGGAAACAAAAACCAAAGAAAGGTAACGCCAGTAAAAGTAAAAACAACACCAAGAAAAGTAACGTCAATAAAATTAAAAACGGTACCAATAAAAGTAACGCCAAGAAACAAAAACCAAAAAAGGGTGGCAAATGGAGTTTGAAATACAAGAGAAGTATTAACTGTAAACATCCCAAGGGTTTTAGCCAGAAACAACACTGCAAATATGGGCGCAAAAAGAAACATTAAAATGTCTGCCTAATTTTAGCATTTTCAATTCAGGATTGGATTATATATCCAAACCTCTTTTGGAAACCATGTATCATTATCCGAAAAAATAAATCCTTTGCCTGATATTATACTATTAATAATTTTGTTTTGTTTCATAGTTTTATAACTTGGAAAACGAACCGCTAAAATATCTTTATTATCAGTTATGTCGTTTATAATGGAATTCTTCTGCTCTGATAAATTTGAATTGTCATGTAAAAATATCATTCTCTCTATATTTTCATCCCAAAGTTTATTGTATTCATTATAATCTGTATCTGTGTTTTCATAAAAATATTTTATAATTACTATCATTATTTATAAATAGATTATTTTTGTATTTTTAAGTCGTTTACAAAAATATTCCCTCTATGTATTTGAAATGATAAATAGAGTCCTATAAATACAATCACAAATGTATAATAAATAAAAATAAAAATGATTATTATTAAATGAAATAAACCTTAGTCAATTAATAATATACTAACGAATATGGATTTTGTATTCAGAGTGTTTGATTTTAACGTATATAACGAAAAACCAGAGTCAGATAGTTCTGATGAGGAAACCAAATATAAAGAAACGGCGTCATTTATGATTCAGATATTCGGTGTGAATGAAAAAGGAGAGGATTGTTCAATCATCGCTGAGAATTATAAGCCGTTCTTCTATGTACTAGTAGATGACGATTGGACTATTAGTAAGAAGAATGATTTTGTAACACATCTGACAAACGAAATGGGTAAGTTTTATCATGAGTCAATATGTGATAGTAAACTACTGAAGCGCAAAAAATTATATGGGTTCAACGATGGAAAAGAATACAAATTCATTAAATTAGAATTCAATTCTTTGACAGCATTCAACAAAGCAAAGAACCTGTGGTATACCTCATATAAGGAAGGTCATTACTTGAAACGTAATGGTTACAATTCCCCTGATGGTCTTTATAGCAATATAAAGCTGTATGAAGCCAACATTCCACCTCTTTTGCGATTCTTCCATATAAAAGATATTAGCCCTTCAGGGTGGATAGCAATTCCTAAGAAAAAAGCAATAATGTTAAGAAACGAATCAAAAAAAACACACTGTGATTATGAATTTGTAATTAATTATAAAAATATACTTCCGTTAAATAATAAAGAAACCCGTGTACCATTCAAGATATGTAGTTTTGATATAGAGGCTAGTAGTAGTCATGGTGATTTTCCATTACCCGAAAAAGATTATAAGAAACTAGCTACAAACATTTTAGAATACTTTGAAAATACATCTACTGAGATAAGTCAACAGAAATATGGTGAGGTACTCAATAATATTATTTTAACAGCCTTTGGATATGAAAATGAGAAAAATATTGATTTGATTTACACAAAAAACCCTCCAAAAGCACGTAATAATGTAGAAAACCTGTCTAGTAGATGGTTATCGATGAAAATGAAAGAATGGTTATCAAATAATAAATTGAGAGATATGGATATGGATATGGATATGGATATTGATATGAATAGAGACATAGATGATATCGCTGATAATGCACAAGAGTATGACAATACTAATACACTTGCAAAAACGTTTGGATCACATTACTGTGATGACGCTGATGAAAACGACGACGATAATGCAGATACAATAAAAAGATACAAAAACTATAATGCTAATATAATTGATATTTTATGCGACAAGAAATTCCCAAGAGAAGGTAAAATTAACGAAGTAAACCTATCTCTATCCAAAGTGTTTCCAGCGGTAGAAGGTGATAAGGTGACATTTATTGGCTCAACCTTTATGAAATACGGCGATAAATCCCCTTGTATGAACCACTGTATAGCCTTGGACACATGCGACAAAATCGATACTGACAACACTATAATAGAAAGTTATAAAACAGAGAAGGACGTATTACTTGCATGGCAAAAATTAATACAAAAGGAGAATCCAGATATTATAATTGGATACAACATATTTGGTTTTGATTACCAGTTTATGTTTAAAAGGGCAAAGGAAACGAACTGTCTCGAGGAGTTTTTAAAATTGTCTCGTAACAAAAACGATATATGCGCAACCCGCGCATTTGACTATAAAACACAGCGATACAAAGAGTATAAATTAGAAGAAAGTACATTAAACATAGCTAGTGGTCAACACGAGTTGAGATACATCAAAATGAATGGCAGGTTACAAGTAGATTTGTACAACTACTACAGACGTGAAAGCAACTTAACCAGTTACAAGTTGGACTATGTTGCTGGTCATTTCATCGGCGATTTCGTAAAAAAAATAGACAAAGACACCGCGAATAATACTAGTACGATTCAAAGCTCAAATCTGACAGGTTTATTAGTAGGCAGTTTTATACACTTGGAAGAAATCGGCCATTCAGTAGAATATTACCAGTCAGGTGCCAAATTTATTGTGCAAAGTATTGACAAGGCCACAAAATCATTTGTGATTGAAGGTGTAGTCACCCCAGACGAGAAGAAAAAGATCCGTTGGTGCCTGGCAAAGGATGACGTCACTCCTAAAGATATATTCCGTTTAACAAATGGTACTAGCGCGGACAGGGCGATTGTCGCCAAGTACTGTATTCAGGATTGCAACTTGGTTCATTATTTGTTCAATAAGTCAGATGTACTGACTGGTTTTATCGAAATGTCAAAGATATGCAGCGTACCTATTAACTTTTTGGTAATGCGTGGTCAAGGGATAAAATTGACTAGTTATATAGCTAAAAAGTGTAGAGATAAAAAGACGTTAATGCCTGTCATCGAAAAAGGTAGTTTGAATGAAGGATATGAAGGTGCCATAGTGTTAGAACCTAAATGCGACTTGTATCTGGATAACCCAGTTGCTTGTGTGGATTATGCCTCTTTGTATCCTAGTTCTATGATAAGCGAGAATTTGTCACATGATAGCAAGGTATGGACAAAAGAGTATGATTTGGACGGTAATTTGATAAAAGAAACGGGCGATAAAGATAAAGTAGGAAATTACATATATGATAATTTGGATAAATACGAGTATGTAGACATTACGTATGACACTTATAAATATGTCCGTAAAACACCGAGCTCAGCAGCAGAAAAGGTGAAATGTGGTACGAAGACATGTCGTTTTGCACAGTTCAAAGATGGTAAAGCAATCATGCCGTCAATATTAGAAGAATTATTGAAGGCGAGAAAATCTACTAGAAAATTGATATCTAATGAAAAGGACGATTTTATGAAGCAGGTTTTGGAGCAAAGACAATTAGGGTATAAACTTACGGCTAACTCTTTGTATGGTCAGTGTGGTGCTAAAACAAGTACCTTTTACGAAAAGGATATAGCAGCATGCACGACAGCTACAGGCAGAAAGCTACTAACCTATGCACAAAGAGTGATTGAAGAAACGTATGGAAATAAAATATGTGATACGAAAGATTATGGAAAAGTGATGTCGAAAGCTGAGTACATATATGGTGACACAGATTCAGTATTCTTTACATTTAATTTAGAGACATTAGATGGTACGCCTATCCGCGGAAAAAAGGCGTTGGAAATTACGATTGAACTTGCACAAGAAGCGGGTGAAGTAGCGTCTAGCTTTCTTAAAAAGCCACATGATTTGGAGTATGAAAAGACGTTTATGCCATTTTGTCTGTTGTCCAAGAAAAGATATGTGGGTATGCTTTACGAGATAGACCCTAACAAGGGTAAAAGAAAAGAAATGGGAATCGTATTGAAACGTAGAGATAATGCGCCGATAGTAAAAGATATTTATGGTGGAATAATAGATATACTTATGAAAGAGCAAAATATATCTAAAGCAGTAGAGTATTTGAAGGTTTGTTTGCAAAACATGGTAGACGAAAAATACCCGATAGATAAATTGATAATCACTAAATCTTTGAGGGGTTATTACAAAAATCCGAAGTCGATTGCACACAAGGTGCTAGCCGATAGGATAGCCGAGAGGGAACCTGGTAACAAACCTAGTTCAGGCGATAGAATACCTTATGTGTATATTAATACAAAAAACACAAAGGCACTTCAAGGGGAAAAAATAGAAACGCCAGTATTCATAAGAGAAAACAATATTAATATAGATTACTCGTTTTACATAAGTAACCAGATAATGAAGCCAGTATCACAGGTGTTTTCACTTGTATTGGAAAAAATATGGAAGGATAGTAAGAAGATTGGTAAAATAAAGAAATTTAACTCAGATATTAAAAATCTAAGAATGACATGTGATGAATCCAAATTTGATAGTAAACTTGAACAGCTGAAAACGAAGGAGGTCAAGGCGTTGTTGTTTGACAACTATTTGCGTGTAACTAATAATAAAAAGCAAGGCAACATAAGTATTAAGGATATGTTTATTAAAATGAATAAAAAATAGAATAATATAATGATACACTAATATAAATAATATAATGGTACACACTAAGATTACTATTAATAAAAATACAGAAGAAATCCAAACGAAGCAAGAAAATCTAGAGATACCGCGAAAAGACACTATTGTAATTGGGCATAGAGGATTTCCTGATGGTAAATACGCGGATAATTCGTTCGAGGCATACAAAAATGCATTCGAGAATAATTTTGATATGATAGAAATGGATGTACAGTTATGCAAGTCAGGTGAGGTAATAATATATCATGATATAAATATTGGCAATAAATTAATACGTGACATGAATTATAGCGACCTTTTAAGTAATAATATAAAAACACTAACCGATTTTTTTATTCAAATGTATAATAACAAAATGAAACTATTATTTGATATAAAAGGAAAACACGATAATGTAGTTGATAAAATACTGGTTGTATGTGATAATTTTGACGTAGATTATAGTAACATATACATAAGTAGTTTTAATAAGTTGATAATATCAGATTTAATTAAACGTCGAAAAATGGGCAATAATGACAATAACGACAATAATTACAATAATATGCGCAATTATAAAATTGGTCTTATTAGTGATAACAATTTTTACTATGATGAAATCAATTATCAGTTAGACAACCTAGATTTTATATCGTTGTCTTTTAATATGTTGTTAGTGTCATACGACGACAAACTGATGGATGAATGTAACAAAAGAAAAATTAAAATATTTGTATGGACGATTAATAAAAAGAACCCAAGTGAACTATTGAAAAAAATACCGATAGATGGTTATATTAGTGATGTCAAATTAACTTGAATTATGTTTAATTAGAAATAATAGTTAATAAAACAAAAGGAAAAAAGAGTAATAATTATTAAAAATATCAATTTATTATATTATCTTAACTATTATTAATGGGAGTAATTGTTCATGACATAATTTTACCATATGCTAAAAAGAACATTAAAATATTTTTGTTATATTTTATTTTAGTAATATTATCATATTCAATTGGGACATTAGCAATACCGATGACAATAACTCAGTTTATAAATTCTAATATGAAACCTAATAATAGTTTTTTTAAGAATATTTACAAACAAATACAAAATAAGACCTCTGTAGGTTTAATTTATATATTAACTATTTTATCATTATCTTATTCAATATTTACATATTATAAATTGGTAGTTCAAAATAATATACTAGTAGATATATCTGGTCATATTAGAGTTGAATACATAAATAAAATTATGAATAAATTAATTAATTCATTTCAAGAAATTCAGGAATCAGAACTTACATATTTTGCTACTAATGCTTATTGGAGCAGTAGATTGTTAATTAGTTATATATTTAGTTATGTTGTACCATTTATTTTTACATTTATTATAATTGTAATATATTTTTCATTTAGTTTACCTATTTTAAATATATTTCTAATTATTCATATAATACTATTATTAACGTTTTTATATTTTTACTCTGATAAATTGGTAGAATTATCGAATGAACAAGAAATACAATTTGTAAAATGTACTCAAAATTATGGAGATAAAATTAAAAATCTATTAAATATTATTTTTGATAATACACTTACAACAGAATTAAAAGATATAAAAAAATATCAATCAATCCAAAATAATGCTGGTATAAATTTGTATAAATTAACTAATTTTATGACTTTAATAGGAACAGTTTTAAATTATAGTTTATTAGTATTTTCTGCCATAGTAATGTATATATATTATAAAAAAAATTTAATAAATAAAAATACTATTACTAGTACACTATTTATATTAATTATATATATTTCTTTGTTAGATAGTTTTCTTAATGAAACAGTATATTTTGGTGGACATAATTATTCAAAGATAACTAGAATAGATAATCAGTTGCGCAATTTAAAATATAATAATAATTGTAAAAATATTAATGGTTTTTATTCAATTAAATTTGAAAATGTATATTTTAGTTATAATAATAAAGATTATATATTAAAAGATTTGAGTATTGAGTTTTTACCTCAAAAAATAAATGTTTTAATGGGAAGATCAGGAAGTGGTAAGAGTACAATAATGCAGTTAATAATTAAAATGCATACTATAAATAATGGAACAATTTATGTAGATAATAATGATATTAATGATATTTGTCAAGAAGATATAAGGGAGCAAATATATTATGTTAATCAAAGAACAATTTTATTTAATTATTCAGTAATTTCAAATTTAAAATATGGCAACAATAGATCTGATTCTTATATTATTAATTTGATGAAAAAATATGATTTATTAGAATATTTTAACACCTTAGGAAATGGACTTAATTCTGATTGTGGTGTTAACGGTTCTAATTTATCATTAGGTATGCAGAAAATAATAATGGTATTAAGAGGAGTTTTAAAACCAAATAAAAATATAATTATTTTTGACGAACCTTTAACAAGTTTAGATAAAAAAACTAGAATAAAAATTGTTAAATTAATAGTTAATGAAACAAAAGGAAAAACGGTAATAATCATTAGTCATGATGAAGAAATTTTACCATATGCAGATAAAACTATTAAAATATAATTAAACTATTTATATGGACTATTAATAAAAATACCAAGATGGTTAAGTGATGTAAAAATAACTTGAATTAGATTGAATTACATAAAAAACTAATTAATTTAAGTTTTAACATTATTACTATTTACGGTAAGGACATGTCAAATGACCTATTGCAACATTAGCCAATTTGTCTGCCATATCATTTCCTAAAGAATGAATATCGTCTTTATTTGTATGAGCTTTTATATACCTTAATTCAACATTTGGTTTATTACTGTATAATTCATAAATTATTTTGACTAGCTCTTGATTGGGTATTTTAACCTCCCAGTTTTGTTTCTTGCATTTCTCACCATAGGTTGTAGCACATCTAATCGCATAGATTGAATCCGTAAAAATGACGATTTTCTTATTATTCATAATATCATTTTCAATTATTGGATAAGTTTTAATTATCGCCGTCAATTCCGCAGTATTATTTGTCTGTTTTCCATCAACTCTCTCACTAACGTTACGTTTATCATGATGTCCAAAGAATATTCCTATTCCTGCTTTTGCGTATAATTTACCATTATTTGAACAGGCGCCATCCGTATAAACACAATAGTCATAGTTTATATCATTATCCTGATTAGTGCTGTTGTTAGTGCTATTGTTAACGCTGCTGTTACTGTTGTTAGTGCTATTATTACTACGGTTATTAGTACTAATATGATCAGCAGTAACTTTGCTAGAAATAAGTATTTCATTCTGCGACTTACCTGTTACAAATTCTTCGGCTTCATTTCGAGTCGCGAATTTTTTATATTTAGCATTTGTGTATCCTTTTACGGAAGCATTACATTCATTCCATGTTGTAAATATACCTACCTCTCTACCATCTCTTACTCCATAATACGGCATAATATATAGTTATAAACTATGTATTATACATAAATCTATATCATTTTTTTTACTTTTTATTAGTTTTACTTTTTTGTTGCATTTATTACTTTGCACACTAGAAGATTTAAAATGTTAATGAGTTGAGCTCCTGGTAAAGTAATGACTGACTGGCGATTCATCCTCAGATAACAAAAACCCCTCGCCTTGTAATTTATAGATAATACTACATACTGACCTTTTATGATTCTTTGCAATTTGTTCTACAGATAATCCAAGTAATTCATACTCGCGCTGTAATTTCAACAGTTCGTTGGTAGTCCATCTTTTGCCGTTTCTTTTATATTCTTCTGAACTTCTAGTAGTCATCATTATAAGTAATATAATACGTTGTCTTTAAACGTGTTTGCTATATATTATTTGATATTAGTTTGTTTTTATGTGTTATATATGGTATAAATATTTAGTCATATACAAATCCATAGAATATGATATGATATGATATGTATCATAATCCATTAGACAAAATATAAAAATAAAAATATATAAAAATATAAAGTATAATAATATACTAATATAAAATATGAATAATTTTTTTAATTCACTTATACACGGATTGCTACTCAGTATTAATGTAATGATTATTGACATAATGTTTTTTGTAGATTACAATTTCAAACCAACATACACCGATTTTTTAAATTATATTACAACCATCAACTCTAACTCAAACGAAAAATACAAAATTTTGGATAAAGTCCACAAAATAAAGTACAACGCGCTAGTAGTGTCGCCTATATCGTATACTATTATGGACCATTTTTTTGTAAAAAGAGGCGTTTTTGTAGATATATATGAATTCGCCAAATGTCTGTATATATTATTTTTCCATTCGGTACTGAAAACTTTTATTATAAAAGAATCTCGAGGGATTGTAATTATGGAGAACAACAGATATCTGTTAAATTATATAGTTCCGTTTGTATTATTAACTTACATTACTAGACCAAACCAGTTAACATTCTTTACTTGTATTGGTATACTTTATTTATACAACCCACTATTTTATAATTATATAACCAAATTGTTCACTTTATCACTAATTAATTTTACGTTTTTTGGAAAATATGTTAACGAAACTGTATGGTATTATGAAGATTATTATCAAATATACGTGAATTTTGAGCACGCTGTTGGTTATATTAATGAATCGTTGTATGAACTTGGGTTTTACATACAAAAGCGTATGGATAGTCTACTATTCTGGGATATTAAAAATATAGTAGAAGAAAATATGAACGCTATTAAGGAGAGTATAGTGTGCGGAAATTTGTCTCATGTTTTCATGGAGAGAGAACACCTATTTGGTGAGAACAACACAACCAACACAGACAATACAAACAAGACGAATAATATAAATATAATAGAAGAAGATGGAATAACAAACGAACATGATAATGATACAAATAGTGTAACTAGTATATTAACCGATGCCAGCAAAGCGTATAGTACTCATATAAATATAGAAGTGGCACAAGATATAGGAAGAGCTATTATGAACAAAAAAAATGATTCATCATCATTATCTACATATGATGATTATATACTTATTGATGCCTGATGCCTAATGCCTAATGCCTAATGTTTACACTTTTCTGTTGAAGGTCTGAATATAAACTAAATTTATAAATGGAAAAATTACCACAATATGTGAATACTCAAATTATTAGGCGAATACTTGTTAGATTGCCAATCTCCTTTTATTCTACGCGACCTGGTAAGATAGTTCTTTCTTCTCATTTTATCCTTGTGTTTCGTGTAATCTTCATATCCTAACTGACCAAAATGAACCCATTTTTTATTTTTTGGGTCCCAAGCCATATATTTTTTTTCCTTTTTGGTAGAAGGGTAAATTTTGGCGGGGTTACCTAGATATTTTGTAGCCATTCGTTGCGCTTGTTCAGGGTTTGAGTATTTTCTTAATTTTCTAGAAAATGTTCTATTAATTTTTGTTTTTTTTGTTTTATTTCTTTTATTTATTTGATTTCTTTTAATTGTTTTATTTCTTCGCATCCTCCGTATATATCATGTATATTTATAATAAATTAATAAATTGCGTTAAATTATAAATTCTAAATCATAAATCGTAAAAATATAACTAAAACGCCAAATTTATTTATTTTAGTTATATTTAGTATAAATGAAGAACCTTTTCTACAAAATGTTGTTTGTCTTCGCAACCCTAGCCGACTCTAAAAAAGTATTATACTCCCAATCAAACGGTAACTGTGTTTCTTTTTCCGTCGGAAGTGGAACTGGATGTGCCTGGATGTGCAATTATTGCGCCAATAAATTAGGAACGAATAACTATTATTTTACTGATGGTGTTTGTAGTTACCAAACGGGTGGATGCGCAGGTAACCCTGTAGCAGGAAAAACATATACTTGCTGCTCCGCATAAATGATATAACGCAGTCATATAACGCAGTCATAAATGATATACTTTTATCATCGTATATTATTTACGTTAATCAAATATTACGTTAATCAAAGGGTCATACTTATGTATATAGGATAATGGTCACTATTAGTTATGTCACATCCTTCTTCGTAGCCGTGATAATAGTACACATCATCAATCTTACCATACAATTTGTCAGTCAATAATATGTGATCAATCGCCGAGTACTCCGACGTTTCTACGATACAATCATTATTTGGGTCATACCAGTTGGTATATCTATTCGATTGCTTTGTCTTATTTCCCACAGAATACAACCTATACTCGCCCGAATGGTCACCATCATTACCCTTGAGGATATCAAGAACCCTCGAATTCGGTTGATTATTATTAATATCCTCTATTTCACGGTCAAAGTCGTTAAAGTCGCCCAATAAAATAATATTATTATCTCGTTGTTTGGCACCATTATTGTAGGTCACATTAGCAACAATATTTTGCAGTATTTGCGACTGTGCTTCGCGTTTCACACATGCAGTTGGGTCGTTAGGATTAGACAACAAGTGAGCGCCAATAAGGGTTATGGTCTGATTATTAATGTCAAAATCGGCAATCAGATGTTTAGAGACACCAGTTTGCCCAGACGCATCATCATAATTGCACTTGTTTCCAGGTATTGGGTATTCGTACTTGTCCTCGGTTCTTTCTAGAGGGGCAATCGGGTCGACGCGCGTAAGCAATCCCACATTTTGACCAGTATAGGTGTCGGTACCTTTTTTTAAGTACGCCCTATAGCCGCTATTTGGAAGAATATCGATCAGCTGCCGTAATTGGGTACAACTTTGCACTTCGCACATGTGAATGGTGTCGGCGTCTAATTTTTGAATGACCTCGGCTACAGAATGTAAATGTATGTATTCCTGCTCCGTCGTATTCCATGAGCAACCGTCGCCAGGACAATCTTTGTATGGGTCGGTAAATAGCCATTCTACGTTGAATTGTGTAATGGTCCACTTTGATTTGTTGGCGCGACGGTCTTCATTAGTAATAGGTGTGGAACAGTTATAAAATGATGTAGCTAAACAATACTTATGTGATGTGAATGAGAATGTTAATGATAATGTTAATGATACCAATAAGCAGAGTTTATTCATCATTTTATATGCTAAAGAAAAAAATAAAATAATTATACTACAATATTTTACCTAGGGAGTAAAATATTACCAAATAGTTGATGACTACTGTCACTATCAGGTCACATGCAGTCGGTTCACCATCATCGTTTCCTCATCGATTCTCAATCGATTCATTAATGCTTTCTTGTTTTACGCGCATTTCTGCTTTTTCTGGCTTTCTTAGCTTTCCTGCTGTGCTTTGCTCTTTTGTTCTTGTTGGTGGTACGTTTTACTTTTCTGCTATGTTTGGTTCTTTTGTTGTTGGTACGGGTTCTAAGCTTGTTTGTTTTATTACGTCTTTGTTTACGTTTACCTCCAAACCACTTTTTTTTTGCTGGAGTTGGATTTGTAGTGTTATATCCTGGTAGTTCAGGAAAATTTTCAGCGGTTATTTTATCGACGTCGCCCATAAGAGGTTCTATGTATCCATTTTTTAGATTGAGCAGTTCGTTTGGTACTTTCGTACATTTATCCTTCTTATCATATTGTTTCATTTCAGAATATTTTCTACATGGATCATCTTTATTTACCATTTCGATTACGTCATGAACAGTACAATTATTTACCTTGTTTATTCCATCACGTAAATTCTGTAGAACACTTAATTCTGTAAGGGTCTTATCATTATCTTCGTCCAATCCAAAATTTATGTCGACGTCGCCGTATTTGAGTGATGGGTCGATAATCTTTTTATTGGTATCGTTCTCAGGGTCTGATTGTGTCAACAATCCATCATATAGTTTTTGTAAATATGCAACTGAAAAATACCCGTCTAACCAATTTGGATCGCCATTCATATCTGATGGGTCGGCATTATCCTTTAGTCTTTTAGACCCTATAAAACCAGGTTTTTTATATGGCGGGGTGCCTGCAATACCAGTATTATCTTTATAAAATAGGCAGCTAACTTGTTTTCGTCCGTTTAGAGATTCTTTGGGATCACGTACCTTATCAATAATCAGGTCTGCTACCTGATCGCACTTTGCCTGTTCTTTAGGATATTGTTTTAGACATTTATCTTTAGCAAAACCAACTAGAGTTTTTAAATTTACCTCAAATGTATATATTCTACTGTTTAAATAATTAATAAAAGCTGCATCACCAATTGGTGTAACCACACCATCATTTTGTATAGTTATGTTACGTAGGGCATTATTCTTTATATTACTATATAGTTGTTTCAACCATTCAGCTGAAAAATACCCTTCTGGCCAATTTGGTTTATCACTCATTATATATTAATAAAACATTATTTAATATTATTTTGTCTAAATTTAACCAACAAATTATTATTTATTCTAAATTTAACCAACAAATTAAATCAACAAATTAAACCAATATATCAAAACAAATATTAATATCTCAAATAAAAAGTAGTTACAATATTGTTAGATGGGTCAACATGTGTGGTAGTATTACTATTTTCATAATTCATGTTATTTTCCCTAGTAATACTTCTTAGTAATAACTCGGCTATCTCTCTGTTGTAATTATTATTGTTTGGAATACTACCATCATTACGAACATCATTTCGAGCATCATTTATATTACTATTCACATTATTATTTTCATTATTATTCGCATTATTATTCGCATTATTATTCACATTATTAATCGCATTATTAATCGCATTATTAATCGCGCCATCATCATCATCAGCATCAACATCATCAGCATCAACATCAACATCATCAGCATCATCAGTATCGTTATCATCATCGTCACCATAATCAGGATTAACAATATTACCGCGGCTCCCACTTCCCCCCCCACTGCTACTACTACTCACGTCATCACCACCACGACCACGTCCACCTTCACCGCTATTATTTCTATTACTATTATCGTTAGTATGTTCTTGTATATTAAACCTACAAATAGGACAACGGCTATTGCTCTGAAACCATGTCATAATATTTTCATCCGTAAAAATATGCGAGCAATTTCGTATTTGTCTTACCATCATATCCTCGGTGAACGCTTCATGCGATATAGGACAAGTATCATTTATTGGTGACTCGATATCGCCAAAACGTATACGCCTAGTAGCACTTTCGATTTGCTCTGGAGTAGGGTTGAGGGCAATTGGTTCAAATAAAGTAGCCAATATATCATTATTAATACTAATGTTATTACCATTACTATTACCAAATAACTGGTCTCTAACATATGTGTCAAATAAACGATTAGTAAAATACTGAGTTAAATTATCGCTAGGCGTCGGAACGCGTAACCTAGGTATTAAAGGTAAAGGTAATGTGGTCACACTATCTCTAAAATTATTTCTCAAGCTATCTCTCAAGGCATCACCTGTAGTATCTCTCGTAGTATTGATATATGACCTGATACGGTCGTTATCTCTTAGCATATTGCGTCGTTGTTGACGTCTACTGGATATACGGTTAGTGGTGAATGTATTGATCCCATCTCGTGTGTTATCACGTGCATAACGATTATTTGTGGGTGTGAATATATTACTATTCGTTCCAGATAACCCAGACGTTCCAGATAACCCAGACGTTCCAGATAACCCATCATTCTCAATATTCTCAGTATTAGCAGTATTGACAGTATTGTTATTAATAATATGCGTAATTATTCTGGTATTGTCATTCATTATCCTATCAACACGTGTTATAATTTCGGACCTAGAAAGTATGTCGTATGTATTATCCATAGATAAATTGTTCATGTGTCGCAATAATATAGAGTTTTCTTTGTATATATTGTATAAGCATTCATTAGTGTTCATATAAAGAAATATAATATTATATTATGTCTAAAATATGTTTAAATATAATTCGCTAAATTATATTAAATGAATAATCATTTGATAGTAAAAAAATATGCCGATAAGGGTTTGAGTGGTCTAGCAAATCTTGGAAATACTTGTTTTATCAATTCCTGCTTGGCCATTTTGTCCCATACCTACGAAATGAACGATTTTTTGGATTCCGAAAAATATGTTCATCAAATAAAATTAAAACAAAGTAATGACGTATTATTATTGACAGAGTGGAATAATCTTCGCAAATTATTATGGGATAAAAATGCTATTATATCTCCTAATAAATTCATAGGCACAATACACAGCGTAGCAAAGGCAAAGAATTTTGACAATTTCATCGACTATTCGCAGAATGACATCGAGGAGTTTTTATTATTTATTGTGGATAGTTTCCATGATGCGCTCTCTCGCGAGGTAGATATTAATATTAACGGAAAGGTAATTTGTGAAAAAGATAAGCTAGCGACAAAATGTTACGATATTATTAAACAGCGTTACACAAAAGATTATTCCGAAATATGGAACTTGTTTTATGCAATCCAAGTTACCGAATTATCCGACCTGAATACAAAGAAAGTAGTAAGCGTTATTCCCGAGCCATTTTTCGTTTTGAATCTGCCTATTCCATTCGAGCAAAAGACGATTACGCTTTATGATTGTTTTGATTTATACGTAATGGAAGAAAACATGGTAGGTGATAATGGTTTATATAATGAAAAGACGAAATCAAAATATGACGCAAAGAAGAGAGTATTTTTTTGGTCCTTTCCTACAATATTAGTGATTAATCTAAAAAGATATAATAACATGAACCGTAAGAAACAAAACCGTATTGATTTTCCTTTAGAAGAGTTGAATTTAGCAAAATACGCCGAAGGATACAAAAACAATAGTTACGTTTATGATTTATATGGTGTATGCAATCATTCGGGTGGCGTGCTAGGTGGTCATTACACTAGTTATGTAAAAAATGCGAATGGAAAATGGTATTTATTTAATGACACATCGGTTGCAGAAGTACCCAAGATTTCGTCGATTATATCGCCAAAGGCATATTGTTTATTTTATAGAAAGCGTGATTGTGGGATGGTAGACGGCGAATAGAATGGTAATGTTGTCTTGTCTTGTGCTGTGATGTGTTGTTTTGGGAACAAATGGTTCGAATATTATGTTGTAAATTCTGTAAATATTATCATCATTATAACTTTTTACTGTTCATATTATATAGATGGTAAATTATGTAAATAGTCATGCGATAACTCCTACATTTTTTGTAGTAATTATTCTGATATTGATAGTATATTTTTCTTTAGGAAAAAATGGTGAGGAAGGTGGTAGTAATGCTGCATCTATATTTGTGATAATATTACTAGTCATGGCTATAATTATTGCTGTGTTAAAGTATTTCTTTAACATAAACATTACTACATACATGTATGGTTTTTTCGACCCTTCACAACTAGAAAAAGATTTAGATATTAATATTGACAAGCAGACAGATGAACCTCCTCCTGTACCAGAGTCATTTATAAAACAGGTCTTCAACATTCCTGGTAATAATTACACATACAAAGATGCATCAGCGTTGTGTAAAGCATATGGTGGTGATTTAGCAAATTATAAACAAGTAGAAGAAGCTTATCAAAAAGGCGGTGAGTGGTGTAATTATGGATGGAGTAAAGACCAGTTGGCGTTATTCCCAACACAACAAAAAACATATGATACGTTACAAGACGTCGAAGGTCATGAGAACGATTGTGGTCGCCCAGGGGTTAATGGTGGATTTATAGCCAACCCGATGGTAAAGTTTGGAGCAAATTGTTACGGACATAAACCAGATATTACTCCAGAAGAAAGTAATCTTATGGATAATGCATCTCCATTACCAACTAATAGAGAAGACATGATTTTTCAACAGAGGGTAGATCACTGGAGAAACAATATTCAGCAAGTTTTGGTATCACCTTTTAACCATAATTCATGGAACGAATCGTTATTATAAATGTCTAGATAGGTCTATTATGTATATTATATATATTATCTACGTAAAAACATAAAAGGTCATATATGTGACTATTTATGTTTGATTATTTTGCATCAACATCGATGTTATTATTGCCATTATCGCCTTTTTTGTTACGTTTTTTTGTTTTTCTTTTTGGACTTTTATTCGGTGATGTAGGTATCTTTTTGGTTTTGTTGCCTTTGTTACCTTTGTTGCTTTTTTTACTGATATCAGTTTTAGAATTCCCAACTTTATCTTCATGGTCATTAATTTTAGCATTAGCTAGGTTGAATAATTTGTCATATAATGTGTCTTGTATACAGTCATTATCACTCTTATCGTCATCTTCATTTGCATACACATTCTTATCTTTATCGCCAGTATTTATATTTATTTTTTGTAAATTATTTGGGTTGTATAATGCCCAGTTTGGTACAACTAAACTATTAAAAATGTCGCTAACCTGGTTAGCATTATTATTAGTATTACCACCAGAAAAAGATGAATTATTATTAATGGTAACAAAAGGTGATTCTATCGATTTCATTAAGATAGATTCCACACTAAAACCACCGCTGTTTATTTCTTTATTACTATTAAAAATAAGGTCAGTAGCATTCATATAACTCATATATTAAAATCATATAATTAATTATTGTAATATCTCTTTATTTCCTTATTCTCTTTTACATCTCTATTTTGTTTCAAGTAGCTTATTATGTATTTTACCTGGTCTTTATCCTTTATAATTTCAGGGAGCTTTTCTTCTAAATATTTGTAGGTAAGAGGTTGTTGAACCTTAACATTAGTGAATGCTAACTTACCATCACTAATTTCAATCTGGGCGTTATTTAGATTTTGTACTTCAGCAAACCGAACTATATTACTATGTAATCTATTTTTGTCATCTCGCAATATTTTTATACGATTGTTCAGGGTTTTAATGTCATTATCGAGAGATACCCATCTTTGTATATTACTTTGAAAAATCTCCATTTATTATAAATTATCTAAATAATTGTATTTAACTAATTTATTTAACTAATTTATTAATCTATTAATCTATTAATCTATTATTTATCTACGGACTTAAATGATGCTAATTTAGTTTTTACATTTTCTGCGTATTTATCTCTTGGGAAGGTGTTAACAACGTCATTATAAAGCGAGTGTAATCCACTAGAAGACATTAACGTCCTTGTAGTATTGTCATCATCCCTTGGTAACCCTTTTCGTTTTCGGTATGTTTCTTCTGACTGATGTACATAATGGGCAACATATGCGGGCGTGTTGGAGTAGTTTGTGTTTACTGGTGTATGCCAAAAATAGGGCGATAATACACGCTGTCTATTAACGCTGTAATATTTACTCTTATCATTAATTACATAGAAATGAGGGTTATTGCAGTGTTTGACAGCGTTAGGTCTGACAAAAGTTTTTACATGCTTATCAAGTGTAGAATGACACCTTGTATAATTTTCTAAGATTAGTTGCTCATCATTATCTTTAACTAAATGATTAGTCCCAAACATCAACCAATTCAAAGCTACAGAGTCGCAATTATTAAACTCTCGAAGTAATGACTTGATATCATTATGTTTATTCAATACAATAAACTCATCTGCGTCGATATATATCATCCAATCAAACTTCATTTGTTTAGCGAGTGTGACAGCATATTTCATCAACGTCATTTTCAGATCATTATTAATGCGACATGCATTAAATACCCTTACTTTTCTACTGATAGACTCTACTTTCGCCTTAATAGGTTGTTTTGATTTATGGTCAAAAATTATAATGCCATCAAAACCAATCAGGAGATGATGACAAACCCATTCACATATGTTGGTTTCATCACGTATGTTTACAAATAATATAACTTTCATTATACGACCAAATTATATTACATTATTGGAATATTATTTTTATAACAAATCTTTTATGGTAATTATAATATCGGTGGTAGATATGTTTTCAGTTCTTGGTAGATAAATTACCTTGCATATAGTGTTTAGTTCATCAAATTTACCTTCCCAGTCATTTCCAATAATAAATATATCAGCATTAAATTTTTTTATATATTCAGACTTTAGTTCTAAACTTTCTTCTAAAAATACGCGGTCTACTGATTTAATATTTTTCACGATTTCCATTCTGTCTTCTTCGTTGTATAATGGATATCTTTGTTTTTTTGCATAGTTTAGTTTATCGCTCGAAACGCCAACAATAAGCTCATCTCCACGTGCTTTGCATCTATTTAGCATATTCAAATGGCCAATATGAAACAAGTCGAATGTTCCAAATGTTATTACTTTCATTATATATAAAAATGTATATATTATATAATATATTAAATTATAAATTCTGTACAATTACGATAAAAGTATCACCATTCATAAATATTCATCACTATTCATAAATATTCATCACTATTCATAAATATTCATCACTATTCATCACTATTCATTAATACATATTTATATTTACTAATACGTATTAATCTCTAGACACACTCTTCCACTCACGCACATATACCTAATGTCTTCTTCTTGTCTTGTTCTTTTGTGTCTTTTTGCCTTTTTTTCTGTATGTTTGTTGCATACTCAATAAAGCAAGAGGAACAACAGCTTGTTTTACCACTTCCCCCCAGTAGCCACCTTTTTTACTCCTAGCGTTCTTCTTACTCGCCTTACTTTTCCTTCTACGGCGACTGTTTTTGGTTTTGTTGTGCTTCTTCTTCATAGCTCTTGTTTTGTTTCTTTTACCTCCTCGCATTTGATCCAAAGGCATAAGACGGTTACCCGTGTATTGGTTTTGTTTGTTAGATTTGAATACATTATCAAATTGTTGTTCTACCCCACCATATAGAGACATTACATACTTGCTAGCCATTATATATATATATATATATATCTTTAAAAATAATGGTAATATTTATAATTTATTTGAAAAAAGGTTGATTTGGTTTTTACGAATTATTAATAATAAAATAATTAGAATTGCTAAAATCATAAAAAATATAATAATAAGAAATACAACGGTGATATAAATATAAGGATTTATTTCATATAATATAAATTCCATTATAGGTTGTGATATACCTTTTAGGTGTTGTTTCATATCTTCTCTTTTTAAAACGTCCAAACACTGATCGACTAATTTTAACGTCATTATTATATGACAAATAATAAATAATAACGAATAAAACACATTATTTGGTTATTTTATTATTTTATTATTTTGTTATTTTGTTATTTTGTTATTTTGTTAACACACCTGACGACAAAACGATTATTCTGATAATTACGTTATATCACAAATATTATTGCGTGTCGTTCGCATAATTATTTTCTTTGAAATGTTTAACATGGAAAATATAATAAGACCTGGTGTAGCTTTTGATTTTAGTAAAATTTCTTTAGCATATCCATCAGCGCTAAATGGTGGCGCATATTTTACTAAATTATTGTGCGATAATAATTCAGTTTATTTAGAAACCCAAAAAAGCAAATCAAAGCAGGGAATAGTAAAGAGTGGTAAAAAAATTTACTCTGACCTAATGTTTGACCGTAGTTCAGAGGAAACTATAGATTGGTTTGAAAAGTTAGAAGAAAGATGTCAAGAATTAATTCTTGCTAAAAACGCGGAATGGTTTGAAGGCACGCTGTCGCAAGATGATATAGATAATGCTTTTAATTCAGTATTTAAAGTGTACAAATCAGGTAAATTTTATTTATTGAAAACGAATATAAAAAGTGACCAGAGTGGTAACCCTTATATAAAGATATATAACGAAAATGAAGTATTACTTGGTGAAGATTCCATCAACCAAGACACGGAATTTGTTTCAATTTTAGAGATAAAAGGAATAAAGTTCACAACGCGAAGTTTCCAGCTGGATATTGATTTGAAACAGATTATGGTTGTGGAAAAGGACCCTTTATTTGAGAATTGTTTAATAAGAACCAAGAAAAAGGAGGTTGTTAAGACAGAAAATAAGGAAGCTTCCAGTATTAAGAAAACCGAAGGAGTAGCAGCATCCGCAGCATCCGCAGAATCCGCAGAATCAGCAAGAGATGCAAAACTTAACGATTATGAGTTGCCTGAATTGGTTGATTTAGAAGTAACTGATGATAAACAATTAAAACCTGAAGGGCTAATTAATAATGAGATTAAGGACGTGAAAACCGAAGATTTTGATATAACTAACAGTAGCAGTAATAATAATGAAATCAGTATGGATGTAAAAGAATTAGATGATAATCCCACTTCATCTAGTGACAATACAGAGGTATCAACCGAAACTGAATTAGTGAACAGTATTAATGATATCAAATCAGATTCAATAGATGACGTAGACGATGTAGATAATGTAGATAGTGTAGATAATATAGACGATGTCAATGGTATAAAAGAGTTGTCGTTGGATGATAGTAAGTTGAGGGTTGTTCAGGATGATAAACATGATAATGATAATGATAATGATAATGATAATGATAATGATAATGATAATGATAATGATAATGATGATGATGAAGATGAAGGAGTTCATCATTCAACTTCATCCAACAACAATAAGGATGGTAAATTTAGTAATAGTAACACCACAAATATTAAAGTGAATACAACTACTCAATACTCGGGTGATAATAATGCATCCAAAGATTTAGAAGACATTACTGATAATATGAAAATTACTAGTTATGAAGCTGCCAGTAAAAAGGATGGACCGTTAAAACTGAAAGACCCTAGTAGTATATATTTAGATTTGTATAAGGAGGCAAGAGAAAAGGCAAAAATCGCAAAGAAAAATGCCATCGTTGCTTATTTAGAAGCAAAAAATATCAAGAAAACATTTATGGTAGATATGACAGAAATGGAAGACACCGATAGTGATATAGACAACGAAATTGATAATGTATCGGATAGTGAAGTAGCTGTGCTATAATTATTATAGTTTGTATATTTCGTTTTATATATTTCGTTTTATATATTTCGTTTTATATATTTTTGTCCAACTCATGTATTTTTTGTAATAATAACTATCTATCTGATAAATATTATTTTTAAATGAATCAATTGTTTAGGATAATTGTTTAAAACACATGATTGATTAAAACAATTAATATGTATTACTAAATTTTTTTTATCATTAATTTTATATAATGAGCAAAGTTTCTTTTAAGAAGTTATCGAAAGATTATGGAATTGGTGCTATCATAATTCTCTTACTCATAGCCGCTGGTGTAAGTATGTTTGCTAATTATTTGACTAACAAAGGTTCCGCTGGTAGTGAAAATAACCAAACTATGCCAGGTCAATATAAAGGAACACAAAGAGCAAATACCAACGCACAGGCTAATGCATCGGTTAAACCATCGCAACCTTTAGGACAAAATGAGGTATTCGCAGCTGCAAACGGTGCAAAAACTAGTATGCCAGGTATCCCTTCATCATGTAGTCAACCCAATAACCAAAACCCTGCCGATTTGTTGCCAAAAGACAGTAATGACCAGTGGGCACAGTTGAACCCAAGTGGAAAGGGAGACCTATCAAACATTAACTTATTGAAGGCAGGATACCATATTGGTATTGATACCATCGGTCAAAGTTTAAGAAATGCAAACTTACAAGTACGTTCTGAACCACCAAATCCTCAAATGAACGTTGGACCATGGAACCAAACTACTATGGAACCCGATTTCATGAGACCTCCTCTAGAGATTGGTACAGGTAACCAATAAATGTTTCATAATTCATCCAACCCATATCCATAACAAATACACAATAATTTAATTATTATATCAATATACAAACACAAACTGATATAATAATTGATTAAACTAGATGATAAAATGCCTAGTTATAAATAAATGAATATAATTAAATCTACTGCTCAGATATCGTTCTTTTTACAGATAATAACCTACATAGCGACCATGTATGTGTTTTTCTTCATGTATACCCCTGCGTTGTTATACGTGTTCCAGTTATTAAAAATAGAAATTGCCGTTAACACAATTGAAGGTATCTTTTATTATTGGATGATAAATAGTTTTAGTAAAATATCAAACATTACAGCGTATCGTTATTATGATTGGGCAATAAGTACCCCGTTAATGTTGTTTGTCTTGATTGCATATATAAGATTAAAAGATGAAAAAAATAAAATCGACAATATGGAAGAATTACTCAAAAAAGATGGATTTGTCATTCTATCAGTGTTGTTGTTGAATTGGTTTATGTTGTTAACTGGGTATCTGAACGAAATCAAGGTGATGAATAAATATATGTCAACCATAATTGGGTTTGTTCCTTTTGTGTTGATGTTCTGGATTATTTATGATTATTTTGATGTAAATAATATGAAAAGCGCGGTCTATTATGGTTTTATATATTTCGTTATTGTTTGGGCTATTTATGGGTTAGCTGCCATCATGGGTTATAATATGAAGAATGTAATGTATAACATTTTAGATTTGTTCGCAAAGAACGTTACCTCTATATTCATTATTTTAGTGATAATAAGCATGTACAAGAAAGAAGAGTCAAAAATTTAATATTGGTAAAATATATGAGTAAGCACAGTACATTTTTTTATATACTCATAGCAGTAGTTTTACTATTATGTTTAAGAATATATTATGAATCCGATGCATATAATTTGAAATGTATAATTGCGTCAAAAGATGGTAACAAATATTGTGTAAGAGATAGACAAAAGCTTGAATTAGCGGCTAATTTATTAGCAACTGTAACCGAAAAGTGTAAGAAGATTGTCAAATATATGAAAGAGAAACATCCTGATGACGAAAGAACAAAGCGCCTGGTAAAAGGATTTAATCCAAAAAAAATAAACGAAACCTTGCCAACTAGTGAATTAACAGCTTACAGTGAGAATAAGGGTGAAAAGATAGCATTTTGTTTGAATACGACAAAAGACGGTGATAAGCTGATTGATATCAATACACTAACTTTTGTAGCTTTGCATGAATTATCTCATATAATGACAGTTTCGATAGGTCACAAACAAGAATTCTGGCAAAATTTCAAATTTGTGTTGGAAAACGCAAAAGAATGTGGTGTATATGAACCAGTAAATTATAAAAAGAAACCCACTCAGTACTGTGGAATGACAATAAATGACAATCCATATTATGATTTAGTTTAATTAATATTAGTTAGTAGTTATTACACTCGGTTTGTTTGTAAAACAAATCATGGTGGTATACAATAATCATTAAATATTTATATTTAATATTAAGTAAGTATTAAATTTAAAATAATAGTAGAATTATATATATGTTAGATACGAAAGATAAAAAATCATTAAATATAGATAAAAAAATTTACAAGGCAAACTATCTTTTAGATGATAAAATAAAGGACATATATGTATTTTATGGTAGTTCAGTCGACGATAAAGATAAGGAGGACGTGCAAAGTAAGGTTTTTACAAAGGAGGAGTTAGCTTACAATAATGAAAATAATGTAAATATAGTTTTTGTAGATGATAGTATACGGGTTGACGACACTATAAACACTATAAAACATAAAATCATGAATGCTATTAGTGTCGATGTTTACTTAGAAGAGATGTATTTGTTTTGCAGTAAGTTGGAAAGGGTTAGTTCTGTTAATATATACGAGACTTTGACACAGAATAAACGAAGAGAAATTACGCATGATATTTTCGCGCAATTTCTTAGTAATATTGTAAAGTGCGAGGATGGTACTAGTGTAAAAATGCCAGAGGACCAAGATAAGGAAGGACATGACCAAGATAAGGTTGATAATGACAAACATAAAGAAGATAATATATACACCTATGACGACATCATCAAGTTAGATATTAATAACAAAAAATGTATTATAAATAAACCATTAGGACAAAAGTTCATAATAAAGAACAACGTGTATCCTTTTATTACAAACCCATACAAATTAACAAGCAAAGACGACTATTTTGAAGCGAACATCAGAAGGGCGTTATCCACCCTGAACAATAATCTGTTGTTAAACACAGGTGAAATAGTAGACAATAACATTTATGTTACATTAGCCAGCGATGTCTTAAAATATTACGACACCAAAAGTGATAATGTAATTGGAAGTGATACGATATTACAAATATATTACCCTTTTTTGTACAACAAGAATATTAATACGGTCGATGATTTGAATGATAACAAGGAAAAACTAACAAAAAACGACAAAACTAGCTACACGAATTCACCAGAGTACAAATTAGATGAATCTATCAATATGTTTTATGATGTATACTACATGAAGTCAAAAGAATTGAACTACACGAAAAATGGTGTTAAATATATAAAATTCGCCATGAAGCCAGAGTATGATATCAAGATGCCGTTGGACATAATATTCAAGCTAATTCATGCGACAAAAGATAAACCAATCATAAAGTACAATTCATCGTCTAAACAAGAAAATATTTATCGCGTATATACAGATAATTTGTCTACGGATGGCCGAAAGATACCTGCGCTTAAAAAATCATTAGTATTCAAATTTGTAAAGCAATCTAGTAAGCAAAAGTCGATAACTATTTACGCAGAACACAGCGAGAACAACAAAACTGATGTAGTAATGATGGAACTATTAGCAAATGGAATAATGAAAATTTCTGCGGAATTAGACAATATTATTACGTTATCTAAATTAACCGAAATGTTAGGTACAATTATAAATTCATTTTTGAAAGATTTGAAGATTATACTGGAGCAACATATTTATAATTTTCGCGATTTTACTGACCTTTACGATGAAAATATAGAGATACTGCAACTAACGTATAGTAATAAAATAAAGCTAATAGATAATGTCGACATAGAAAGCATCAAATCGTGTATAACTGGCGTGTTTAATATAGAACAAATTAAATCACTAAAGGACATCCAGTTACGTTTTAAAAGAGTGTCTAATTTCAACAAAGTAACCAGTCAAGAGGCGTTTGTTATTGAAAAGAGTGAACAAGGATTACGAGGTAATGAAATAGTAGACGCCTTACTTGAAAATTTCAAGGACCAAATTACGCGAACGGAAGCAGAAGAGTTGATTATTAGAATGGCGAATGAATACGAAGTTGAACGAACTGCTCACAAGTCCGAAACCAAAATCCGAGATAGTCCGGGATTCAAAACATTATTGACTGTAGATACACAGGATAGTTTATTAACGATACACGTAGAAGGTATTAATAATATTAATTACATGGAAACAATACCAATCTATTTGGATACGTTGGTTCGTTTAACACAGAAAAAGAAAAATACTGAATTTCCAGAAGACAAGATAAAAAAAATATGTGACATGGAGAACGATGTTAAGGATATTGTAGTTGCACATGATGACATAGTATCAGTTTCTGAGAGGTCGCATAAAGAAATCAAGGAGGACGAGGACGAGGATGATGATGATTTAAGCGATGAAAGTGAATACATGTCCGATGTGGGTAGTGTAGATGAACAAGACAAAGGGTTAGATAATGTTGTGGCTGACAAACCAGCAGGTGCATTAGACCTCTTTTTTGACGATGACGATGATGAAGAAGAAGAAGAAGAAGAAGATGAAGAGGAAGATAAAAGTAGTAGTCAAAAACAAGATAGCGAACAAACTGGCGGTGATGTAGAAGAACCTACAGAAACTGAGGAGAACGTAGAACCTGATAACAACGAACAAACCGAGGAGAAGAATGTATCTGTCGATGTAGATTCAAATTCATCTAACGAGAATATGAATGTCCGTAATATCGATGGTATGAAATTAAGCAAACCTTACTACTTTCAATCTTTAATCGAAAAAAATGACCCTGTATTAGTGTTAAAAGAAGATAGCGGAAAATACAATTCATATTCCAGAACATGTAGTTCAGATACTCGTCGTCAGCCAGTTATACTAACGGACAAACAGTTAGAGAAAATAAACAAGGAACATGAAGGGTTCTTGCGCCACGAAGATGTTGTTAAATATGGTTCTGACCGTAATAATCAATTTAATTATATTTGTCCTCGTTATTGGTGTCTAAAAAATAACACAATTATCAACCCCGATGAGCTAAAAGAAGTTGTAGGTAAGAATGGAAAAAAAGAGTTAATGCATCCAACATGTGGTAAGGTATTAGATAAGAAAGACAAAACTGTTAAGCCAGGTTATTATATTTACGAGTTTTACCCAGACAAAAATCTCAAAGCTACTACTAAAACTATAAAACCAACAGATGATGTAGAAGTTTTGCATAACGACAACTGGGAAAATGCGGTAGTAGTAGAAAATAGTAAAGAAAATAAGAACAATTTTATAGTCAAAATCAAAAAAACGAATGAAGAAATTACTGTTAATGTGGATAATATCCGTCATAAGTACAAGAGGTATCCAAATTTCCAGTTAGATAAACATCCAGATGGACACTGTGTTCCATGTTGTTTTGATAAATATAATACCGATGGTAAAATACATACTAGAGAAGTATGTGACAAAAAGATGGGTTCAGACGACGAAAATGAAAGTGATGAAGAAGACGCTGACGTAGACGACGCAGATGCGGATGCAGACAAAGCAGATTCCGACGAGGAGGAGGAAGAAGGCGCAGAACAAAAGGAAAAGGAAAAGGGTAAGGAAAAGGAAAAAAACAAACATAAACCTCGAAACATAACAAAAGAAGATGAGTATATTAAAGGACCAGATAAGTTTCCACTAGGACCAGGGCGTTGGGGTTATTTGCCGCCAGAAATACAATTTATACTGCGTCAGGTGAACTTGGATTGCCAAATAAGCAATACTAATACTAATATCAAACCCAACCACCCATGTTTGTTGCGTCATGGTGTCGAAACCAGTAACATACAGTCATTTATTGCATGTATATCGGACGCACTATTTTTCGGTAAAAATTATAAGGACGGAGACGGCAATATCAAACCTATGAAGGTATTATCAATTTCTGATATGCGCAAGCTTATTATTAAATCTTTGAATTTGGACAATTTTATAAAATATCAGAATGGTAATTTGGTAAACGACTTCTGGTATAATAAAGTGTCAGGTTCCAGTTCAGAAACACCAAACTATGATAAATACAAAAACACCAAATTATACTCTAAAATAAATCTAGACGTAAAAGCAGAAGCCGAATATTTGAACAAAGTTATAAATGCATTCAACAATTTTGTAGGATTTTTAGGTGACGATGATGCGTTGATAACTCATACATATTTATGGGATATTGTAAGTTATCCAAACAAATATTTATTCCCTAATGGTGTGAACCTGGTTATATTTGAAATACCTGCGGATGACATAACTAATAACGTACAATTAGTCTGTCCGACAAATCACTATTCATCTCAATTCTATGAATCAAGAAAACCCACTATAATTCTTATGAAAGAGGGTCATTATTACGAACCTATTTATGTTTATAAAACTGGCGACAAGATTTCAATAACCAAGGAGTTTAAAGAACTGGACCCTACACTATCTCGAAGCATTAGAGATGTGATTACAGAAGTGATTAAACCATTCTATTCTAGTATATGTAAACCTAAAGACAGTTTACCTAAGGTGTATAAAGCAAAACGACCATTATTATTACACGACTTGATCAACAAATTAATGTATTATAACTATGATATCAAGAAGTTTGTGTTGAATTTCAACAACAAGGTGATAGGTTTGGTAGCACAAGAGCCATCGTCGAGCGGTACTGGTGCTACAGGGTTTGTTCCATGTTATCCTTCATCTAATAATAGTAAGATAAACAACGACTATGTATTTATGACAGATCTATCTTTATGGAATGATTATTATAAGACCTTGGGATTTTTAACGAAGATTTCAAACAAGAATAAAAAAATAAAGAGTACATCATCGCACATACCTTGTAAGCCAATATTGAAAGTGGTTGAAGATGACATGGTGGTTGGAATTATAACCGAAACCAATCAGTTTATTCAACTGTCCGAACCAATTGTGGAAAAGATGATACATAACAAAAACAATCTTCCTGATTTACCCAGTATACGTAATAACAACTATGTTATAACACAGAAGAACGGAACACAACAAACCATAACTAATGCGGACGTTGAGATAACCACTAGTAAAAAAGTAGACGAAAAGAGGATTGATTTCATAAAGCGAATTAAACTGGAAAACAATTTTTATGCGATATTCAGAAACACTATTAAAATATTATTGAATGATTACTCTAATTTGAAAATCAGAAAAGATATTGAAGAAGTATTGGGAAATAGTTTCTTGTTATACACCGAAAATTTTAACAAAATAGAAGAATTATTTAAAAAATTAGTAGGCGATAAAGTACAATTTATAGGTGATACTGACTATTACAAGATGATTAATGAGGTGACTAGTTGTTTGTATAACGACGTTAACGAGTGCAGAGAATCCAAATTATGTACTGTAACAGACAATAATGCGTGCGGGTTAATAGTACCTAAACAAAATTTGATTACACAAAAGAGCAATCATGATATTTATTTCGGTAAAATTACCGATGAAATAATACGGTATAATAGAATCAACAGTTTTCTGTTGAACCCTAAAACATACTTAACATTAAGTGATGTAGATTATAGATTGAACGATGACGAAATCATTTTATTACAATCATCATTAACATCTGATTATTTCGATGGTTTAACCCCTGGAGAAATAAACAAGTATGCAAAGCATAATTCGTATGATGAGGTTAACCCGATAATGACGCAAACCTACGACAACACAGTAGTCGATATAATAAAAAAAGAGGTACATGACCAATCATGTGTGAAAATAAATGGCAAGGTGATAGGTATATGGAACCGCTGTTTTCCTAATGAGTGTAAAGAAGCAGAATATAGTGATAGTGTTTTTTGTGGGTATCAAATGATTATTGATTTGGTGTTTAAATATAAAGGTCAAGCCAAAACAATCAATCAAGTAAAGAATGACTTAATTAAAGGATACAATAAGTATATGCCTAATCATGGTGATAAAATTATTGATATCTTGATATCAGAGGGAAAAAAGAACAAGGGTTTGCAAGTGAAAACGAATAAGTTGAGTTTTGTGAATTTCCTATTATTGGAGAGTTATTATTTGACTGTTTTGGATATATGGATATTGATTACATACTATGAGATACCTGCGATATTTATTTCTTCGAAACCGTTTTTGCATACTAATTATAAGGGACGTATTTTTATTGGTTATGGTAGTAAAGAAACAGAATTTGCCTTTATATGGACGTCTGCCCTAAGAGCAGGTATTACACCCAAATATAAAATTATAACTTACGATAATAGTGGCGATATGGGTGATATGGGTGATATGGGTCATGTTGTGGACGATAATATAGACAACTCCAATAAGAAGGAACAAACTAAGAAGGAACAAAATAATAATGAAAGAAAAGAGATGAATTATTTTATAAGTTTGGATGATATTAGTGAAGATTGTCGGTACATGATTACAGAATCGGAAAAAGTATATAAGCCATTAGATAAATACTTGGAAATGTATGTGGGGGATAAGGGAGCAAAAACTAAGAAACCGAAAAAGATAGTTATAGAAGATGCTGATCCTGATGATGATGCTGAGCCAACAGTAGAAAAGGAAAGTAAAACGAAAAAACCAAAGACAACCAAAGCTGCAGCTACTACTCAACCCATAAGGGTTAAAAAACTTAACAAGAAAACATTAATAATAGACGATGACGCATAAAATGTAATAAATAAAATAATAAAATAAAAATGAATTTAAATTGTTGTCTATGTTGATGTATAAATTTACTAATATAATTATCAATATGAATAATAATATTAATATTAATAGTCCGATGCATACAAACCCGAAATATAGTAATACTAAAATGATTTCTCAACGTAATATAACACGCAACGAACATGTATTATGGAAACCATATAATTGTGACATGTACAAGGATTATGTAGTTGTTTCTGTCATAAAAAAGAATGAAAATGAGGTCGTATATTGTATAACACCAAATAACAATTATGATTTAACTAGTGGTGTAAAAGATGTATATCAAAACGTGTATGTTAGTCGAGATGAGTTGGTTTGATTGTAACATTTTAATTAGTTAGTTTAGTTTAATATTTTAGTTCTATTTTATTTATAATATCACAAATTATATCCTTTGTTACATCGCGTATTTGTATTTCATTTTGTATTATTGAATCATTATCATTATCATTATCATTATCATTATCATTATCATTATCATTATCATTATCATTATCATTATCATTATCATTATCATTATCATTATCATTATCATTATCATTATCATTAT